ACTAAATATATTACCTTGCTTCGGCTACACTTCCTTCCGTCATACAGAGCAGGAACATCATTTCAGATTAATATTTTGTACTGATAAAGTTATTACAGATATTAAAACAAGAAACAAATTACAGAATACTCTTATTTCTATATTTGATAAATCAGATAATGTAACAAAGGATTGCACCAGAATTTTCTTTGGTGGGAAGTCACTAATTTGTGATTCCTATAATAATAGGATTAATGCAAAACAGGTCATTGATAAGTATTATAATGAGTCCCCAACTTTGGGTTCTGCAATGGTTATGCCTAAAACTTGTAAAAAAAAACTAAAGACATATTCTAATACAGAATCAAACGAGAATATGGCACTTAAACTTGAAGCAATTAGAACGTTAAATGTAGATGTAATGAGGGAGATACTAAAAAGTACCCCTAATAAAGAAGATTATATACCTTCTTCTATTAGGGGTACTTTAGAACAAACCTCATTTGAGAATGAGAAAGATTTGTATAAATACATTAACTCTATTAATTTATCAGAATATTTAGGCATTGATGGATATGTAAATTGTATTCTATCAGGACATGAAGACGATTCACCTTCTGCACATATTTATACTACTGATGATGGAACACAAGTATATAAGTGCTTTGGCTGCAATAAGTGCTATACCATTATAGGAATTACAGAGAAGTTAGCACAATGCAAGAAAAGTCAAGCAATCGAATTTATAAAATCCGTTTATAATCTTAAACTTGAAAAGTCCGATTGGGTAAAACAGCAACAACAGATGTTAATTGACAACGCTAATTATCTTGATTCAGAAGAATTTGATTTACAGTTTCCAATATTATCAAAATTAATTAGAACTCGTAAAGTACATATTCAAAAAATGTTATTGCACTTTACACAGTATGTAAATGATAATATGCAAAATATGGAAAGACCAATTTTCTTTGATAGTTATAAGAATTTACTTAGTGTGTGTGGTATCAGACAAGATAGTCGTAAAATTTTGTCACAGTCATTAACATTATTTGCTTTACTCAATATGATTGAAAAACTTCCGGCAGAATCGATTCCAGAAAAGGAATTGAATAAAGCAAAACATATTGCCGCAAAGTACGGATTCAAGAAATTAACTAATTTTTATAGTTTCCCTGAATATGGAGTTTTGCAGTTTGAAAATAGTGAAGAAATTGCCAAAACATTAAAAGAGAATCATGTAACACTAAAGGGATTAAGCCGAGAGTATGTACTTCGTACTTTTGGTGAAGAACTTGCCAATAGGGTTTATCCTCAATACAAATTTGAAAACAGTAAAGGTACTTCCGAAAAGTCGGATAATGCTACTTTAGAATTGGTAAACAAACTTTGCAATATTATCAATGAAAAAGGTTATTGCCTTGAATCTGATATTAGAGGTAAAGGCCAGACAGAATTACAATGGAAACGGAGTATTCAACAAATACTTTCCGTGGGTAAATTCCAAAAGATAAGATTAAATAAAAAGATAAAAGCACAATATAATGTAGTGTGCAATGGTTATCCATTCATTATTATCAACAAGTAGTATAGAGGGGTTTAAGGGGTAACTAATAAAGAATATATTCTTTTATCAGTTACTACTAAAACCCCCCCCGATTGAAATTCAAATATGAAAAGGAGTATTTATTATGAATACAAATATTAAGACGTTGGATGATGTAATTGCCGCTATGGATAGGATAAATGCGAAGTATGATAAACCGGCGAGAATAAAGACAGTAGATGATATTATACCTGTAATGGATCAAATTGAAGCGAGGTGGAATAATGGCAAGAAGCAAGAAAACTATTACTGGTAAAGATGGATTTGCTGCGGGTAAATCAACTTCGCAAGAGGAATCTATTCTTATCCATCTTAAAAATATGGTAAAAACAGATACAAAAGTATATTACATTTTATGGAAATATGCACCTCAACTATTGCCGCAACAGTTTAAAACATTTGATGAATTAAAAAGCAATTATAAGTGCTATACAAAAGGTGTCACAGAGAAAACAGCAGAAAATTGGCTTATGGAAGAAAACGTACAAACCGCTGTTAAGTGGTTATTAAAGCGTGAACACCAGAAGAAAATGATTGAACTGTATAATATCTATTTTGATAAGGCAAAGAACGATACCAATGCATTTAAAGCGTTTGTTGACTTCTCTAATCAATTCTTTGCTGATGACAAAAAGAATGGTATTTTGGAGATTGCACAAGGGCTAAGTGATAAAGATTTAGAGGATGATATAGAGGATTAATTACTAATGTATCTTCATTATGTTTTAGCAGTAAATTAGACGGTATTAGGCGTAAGGAGTATAGTTATACTCTTGCTTAGTATCGCCTTATTTATTGCTAATTAATAAATAAAATAGGGGTTGCCGAAATCGGATAAGCCGATAATGGAGGTGAATTATGACAACACAAGATAAATTGACAAAGTTATGGAATAGTCCACTTTTATTCATCCAAAATCTAATGAAAGTGGTAAATAAAGATGGCAAATTACAGAAATTAAAACTCAATCCTGAGCAGAAATATCTTTTGCAACATGAAACTAAATATAATGTTGTGCTAAAAAGTAGACAGTTAGGTATTTCAACACTTGCCGTGGCACAATCTATCTATATCGCAACCACACAGGCAAATAGTACCTGCTTGCTTATGAGTTATTCAATCCAATCTGCTACTGAAATCTTTAACAAATTGAAGCAGTTATACAATAATATGGCAGAGCCATTTAAGATTCCAATTTTCAATAACAATAAGAAAGAATTAAGTTTCACAAATGGAAGTCATATTATCTGCACGACTTGTGGCAATAAAGATGTATGCCGTGGTGCAACAATTAATTTTGCACATATATCAGAAGTGGCGTTTTGTAAGAATACAATTCAGCAACAACTAATCGCTATTGAACAGGCATTAACTCCACATGGCGTTATTCTGCTGGAATCAACTGCTAACGGCATGAATTACTTTCAGGAGATTTGGGGTAAAGCAGAGCGTGGAGAGAGTATGTATAAACCATTCTTCTTTAGTTGGATTGATGATAAGGTAATGTTCAAAGAAGAGTATGAGGAATTTAGCGACAGATATATACAATTACATGGTGGATTACCAACTGATAAACAATTAACTAGTGAAGAGAAATTACTAATGACTAAGGGTGCTTCACTTAAACAGATTGTGTGGCGGAGAATGAAGATAGCCAACACAAGCGAAAAAGCATTTAAGCAGGAATTTCCCTCTGAGCCATTGGAAGCGTTTATCAGCACAGGAAATAATATTTTTGACCCTCAACTGATTCATGAAAATTTAGTTGGTATTGAAAAATTCAAACCTATTACAAAAAATGGTTTGCCAAAGAACTTCCCTGTTTCTCTTAAAAGGTGGTTAAATAATGGATTGACAATATGGAATCTGCCGCAAAGAGGAGTTAAGTATTATGTTGGTTGTGATACTTCTGAAGGAATTGGAAAGGATTATAGTGCCTTTGAGATATTAAATGCCAACTGTGAACAATGTGCAGAATTTAAGAGTAATACAATAAAACCATATGCTTTTGCAGAGTTGATTAATGATACTGGTATCTTCTATGGTAATGCTAACTTAGTTGTAGAAAAGATGAGTGCAGGACATACAGTGGTAGATAAACTCTATAATGAATATCATTACAGAAATATGTACTCATATATGGAGTATGATGCACGCAGTCAATGTATGCTGCCTAAAGTTGGTTGGCAGACAAATACAAAAACAAAACCTATGCTTGTGAATGACTTCGTTGAGATGTTTGAAACAAAGCAGATGATTATTAAGTCCAAAGATTTATTACAAGAAATGAAAGTGTTTGAATTTAGTAACGATGGGAAAATGGGTGCAATTATAGGTTCGCATGATGATTTATGTATGGCGGCAGGAATGGGCTTACAGGGAATCAAATGCGGAATTAATTATCATTAAGGAGTGTGATATAATGGTAGATATGACTAAGCCGTATTGGTTTGAAGATGTTCCTTTTGAGCGTGAACATCAAGAGCGAATTGGTAACGTATTAGATATTAAACAGTATTTTCTGAGAATGCATAAGGTGCTGAAACGTCCTGATTTTAAATTCAAGGGCGAAACATATACTACTGCAAAGATTGTATTGCAAACATTAAAAATAATTGAGAATTTCCATGCTTCCTACATATTGGGCAATCCTATTTCAATTACAGGCGAGCAAAATATTGTAAAGGAATTCAATAGGATTTATAAAAAGGGACGTTACAATACAGCAGATTATCAGATTGCACAGGATTTGGCAAAGTATGGTAATGCCTTTGAGTATGATTATATGGATAATAATGGTATGGTAAAACCTCACATCATTCCTAACGAGAGTGCTTATCCAGTTTATGATGAAACAGAGAATTATATTTCCTTTGTAGAATATTGGAAAGATGCCGATACAGGTACAGCACATTATTATGTATATTATCCTGATAAAGTGCAAATTTGGAAAGATAATGTAATGGTTTCTGAAAAACCAAACCTTACAGGACTGCCGATTCATTATGCTTCGCTTGATAAGACAGCATATAATTTCTTTGGTGATTCTCCAATGAATGACCTTATTCCTATCATGGATAAGATTGAAAATCTGCTGTCAAAGTTGGATGATGCTATTACTACATTGAGTATGAATCCGCTTGGCGTGTGTGCTGGTCGTGCTACAGATGCAAGTGTAAGTAAGGATATGTGTGGCGAGATGCTTGTATTTGAAGCAGGTGGCGGCTTTAAATATGCTAGTGCTACATTAGATTACAACAGTATCAAATTGGAATTGGACAATCTTATCCAACAACTCTACACAATCGCTTGTGTGCCGAGTGCAGTAGTAGGACAAAGCAATATCGCAAATGTTTCTGAAATCAGTTTGAAATTACTATTTAGTCAGAGCGACAACAGAGCGAAGCAAATGACTAAGGTGCTGAAAGATGGATTCTTCCAGCGGTTTGAATACTTTAGAAAATTGCTTGCCTTACAGAATAAAACATTTTCTGACGATGATTTTGATGAAGTCGATGTCACATTTAACTACAATCGTCCAGTTGATACACAAAGCATGATGAATGAATTGAAAACACAATATGATATGGGTGCTATCAGTAAGCAAACAGTTATTGACCTTAGTCCTTATACTACTAATACGGCATTGGAGATGCAACGACTACAGGATAAAGATGAAGTCCCAATTAAGAATAGTAACGAGGATAAAACCATTACCTTAAATCAGGGTACCGGAAAATTTTCGGCAGGGGTAAAACCCAATTAATATAAGTATCAATTTGTTTCTCTGACACATTGACACTGTTACAGGCCGCTGTGCCGTGCAATTTTTTATTGGAGCAGTTATAAAAGATTCGCCCTTTATCCCTGTTAGAGTGATACACAGAGCCACATACGCCACAGTAAATTAGATTCTTGTATTTGCTACTGCCGTTATATATACCACACTGATTCTTGTAGTTTGTTTTAGAGTGCATTATATCTTTACATTTGTAGAATAAATCACGAGATATAATAGCAGGAATTTTATCAGTTGGTTGTACTGTATATTCATCCTTTACTTTTGGGTACGAATTCTTATTAAATACTTCTCCAGTATCATACTTAAGTGAGTTATCTAAGCCACAATATTTTTCATTCGTAATGATACGCCGAATGCTGCTACTTTGATACTCATATGCTTTACACTCCTTAACCGTGATAATGTACTCAATACATACATTGTATACTGTCATGGTTATTAAATCAAGATAAGGACGAATAGTATCTTGTGAAACAATTTCTGTGAAACATTATAAAAATATCTTGAGATATTGACTGAATAGGATATTATCTGTATGATATGAGAGTGACATTATGCAGGTAGTATTCTTTTTTTATGCGGTATGTAAAGGTATAATACTTTACAATTAGATGTATGATGATATTATGTAAACTATATATTACAGTTTTGTAAACTAAGTGTTACAGTTTTGTAACTATTTGAGTTATAAACTTTCCAATGTTCATGGATTATTAATAATTGTATATCAGTATATATCAGTATTTGTAATATCTCTAGTACCGTTTCAGTATTTGAGGTTAATCAACTATACATTTATGCATTGTATTATACAGAATTTATACATACACTTATAGTATTGAAAAGATATGATAGCATGATATGTGGCTGGTCACCATCTGTGATATTAGCGGTATATATATTCTAATTATACAAAATACCTATTTTGCCTAATTAGATTTATGCATATGTTATAATGATAGCAGAGAATAATGGATTATAATTGTGCAATATATATATTCATAGCCATATGCAACATTAGTCCATATTAAACGTATTATAAGTATATATCTGGAACACTATCAGCAGTCATTAGATGATTACTTATTTACTAGTGAATCAAATAACGGTAGCAATAAGCCATTAACTCCTAGAGCAATAGATGAATGATTATACAATTCATATGGATATAAATGTGGTCAAATTTGCTACCCCCTTTATCTCTGTCCAACGCATAGCAAACCTACTTTTTTTCTGCTACCAAAAATTTTACCTCTTCTATACTTACAAAATATTTAACAAATATAATATTTCGGATAATTAACCTTTTCCCTGCTTTGAAATTAGAAGCAGGGTATTTTTATGCCCTTATTTATTGCTACTGAATACTACTATATAAAACAAGGGGGATCAAATTTGGTTCTCCCTTTGTTAAAAAGATGAGGTCGCTTTTTGCGAGGTTATAGATAGCTTGCTACCCAAAATTTACAAGCGGAGGTAATTAATAATTATGAAAGCGAAAGATACTATTTTAGAAGAAGGCAAAGAATATCCAGTTATATACAGTTCTGATAAAACTTTTACTTATGCTACCACATATATTAATGGATTAAAACTTGTTGGGTATGGTACTGATGCAGAATTGGCTTACTGGAATTTAGGGCAAAGGATATATAGTACATTTCATTTTTCATTATAAATCTCAACAACGATTCATTACATACCCTTTGCAGATTGGATTGCAGGTGGTATTTTATTATATAGATATATGTTTTTCTGTGCTAGAATCGTTTTTCATGCTTTACTGGTATAATTTGATAGGTAAAATAAAAGCGGCTGTAATAAGCCGTAAAT